AAATTACGGGGCGAACCGCAAACGATCATTACTACAGCGCACAAACTTGATTTAGCGATCGAGTTGTTTGGCAAAATTGCCCCAGTTCTTGAGCAACATTTTGGGGCGATCTTGACGTGGGCGGTTGGCCGTAACGAAGCAAATTTGCCTGACGGTACACGTTGGTTGGTTCGCGCCGCTACCCCTACTTCGTTTCACGGGTTAACGGCTGACTTGGTGTGCATAGACGAGCTCTGGGCAGTCACACCGGAAGCAGTCTCGATAGGTCTCTTGCCTACTATGCGAACCCGCCGATCACCGTTGTTATTTATGACAAGTACAAGTGGCGACGAAAGCAGCAAAGAAATGTTGCGTTGGCGTGAACAAGGTTTGCGGTCTATTGACGAACAAAAAACATCGACTTTGTATTTTGCTGAGTATTCGCCAGCGTCAACAACCGACCCGATGAGCGTTGAGGCATGGTTACAAGCCAACCCAGCGATCGGTCACACTTTGACCGTTGACGTGTTACAAGCCGAAGCCGAGCAACCTAACCGCAACGCATTTCTGCGATCATCAGTAAATTTGTGGACTGCCAGCGCGCACGGCTGGTTGCAACCCGGTGTTTGGGCAAGTCTTAAAACCGAATTACCGATGCCTAAAGGCGGCGTGTTGGCTATTGAACAATCACAAGACGAAAGCCGATTTGTTGGGGTTCGAGCCGCGTTAAATGGCGACGGGCATATCCAAGTTTGTCAACAATTTGTGACCGATACTTTGGCCGAGTGCTGGCAAGCCGTAGAGCAAATTTGCAAAGACACAACAACACGATTGTTAATTACGCCAGCGTTTGAAATGTCAATGCCACCAAAATTGGCGCACCGATCACAAATGGTTGGCAACCGTGAATTGACCCGTTGGACACAAGTTTGCCGTACGTCAATCGTTGAAAGCAGAGTGCGTCACGACGGCTCAACTTTGTTGGCGCAACACGTTGAACGCGCCGTTGCAGTTAAAAATCAAGGGGCGTTAACTTTGTCGTCAATAAGATCACCGGGCCCGATTGAGTTAGCGCGATGTTTAGTGTTTGCGGTCAGCATGGTTAACAAACCAGCCGTGATCGGCAAACCGATGATCGTTACGGCTAGTGGCTAGTATCGTGTCGGGCGGCCGTTAGGTTCTTACTTTCTCGGTTGACGCTTAGCGGTCGCCTATACACATTGACGATTTAGTTTGGTGGCATACTTAGCGCATGGGCATTTTTAACCGCACCGTCAACAAGGCCGCAATATCACCGCAGCCAACTAAAGCGGCTGCAGCCGGTAGCGCAAACTACATGACCAACGGCGGTATCGGGTCGCAAATGATCGGTCAGTATTACTCGTACGTTGAGGGCACAGCACGTAACCGTGCAATGAGTGTGCCAACAATTAGTCGAGCGCGCGATTTAATGGCATCAGTTGTCGGTTGCATGAATTTGAAAATGGTGACGGAAATTTGGAACGGCGAAGAAATGGAACAAGTGCCGTTAGCGCCGCGCACTTGGTTGCGACGTATTGACCCAACCGTGCCAAACAATTTTATTATGTCGTGGACATTAGACGACCTATTTTTTTACGGTCGCGCATTTTGGTATATAACAAGTCGCACCGCCGACGGTTACCCAGCGTCGTTTACTCGACTACCAGCCGCAATGATTAACACACTTGATCAGGCTGGGCCAGTTTGGTTTGCACCGTCAAAACAAATTCAATTTCAAGGCGGCGAACTAAACCCCGATGACGTTGTGCAATTTTTGTCGCCAATACAAGGCATCATTTACATGAGCGAAACAGCCGTTGCAACAGCGTTAAAACTTGAGGCGGCACGGTTTCGCAATTCGAGCAGCGCAATTCCGGCGGGCGTCATTAAACAAACTGGAGGCGAACCGTTAAGCGCTCAAGAGTTAGCCGACCTAGCGGCGGCGTTTAACGCGGCGCGCGAAACCAATCAGACAGCCGCACTAAACGAATTTGTGTCGTACACCGAAACAGCGACCAGCCCTGACAAAATGTTGCTAATTGACAGCGCCGAATTTCAGGCTATGGAAATGGCTCGACTATGCAACATACCGCCATACCTTGCAGGCATTTCGGTCGGCTCGTACTCGTACCAGTCAAGTGCCGAAAGCCGTATGGACTTGTGGACATTTGGGGTGCGCGCTTACGCTGATTGCATTGCTGGCACACTTAGCCAAAACAACATTTTGCCTAACGGTACGTTTGTCGTCTTTGACGTAGAGCAATATTTGACCGGCGAATATTCAATGGGCGACGATCGAGATACACAAACCGAAATTACAGAAAGAGTAGTATCACCAACATGATCAGACTTACCCCTTCACAGATCACGGTTGACGCAGCGGCGGCAGAGAATTTGCCGTCGCGCTCAATCTCAGGCGTAGCCGTAACCTATGACGAAACGGCCACAGTTTTAGACGGTACACAGGTACGGTTTTTGCAAGGGTCGTTGCCAGTCACGGGGCGCGACCCGAAACTTTATATGCAACACGACGCAAATCAGATCGTCGGCAAGGTCGTTGAGCGCGTAGACACGCCTCAAGGCATGATGTTTACCGCCAAGATCAGCGCCACTCGACTCGGCGACGAGGCGTTGACGCTGGCAAATGACGGCGTTATTGACGCGGTATCGGTAGGCGTAACACCTACAAAATTTAGTTACGACGACAAAGGCGTAATGATCGTTGAGGCCGCCAACTGGTCAGAATTGTCGCTAGTTAGCGAAGGCGCGTTTAGCGGCGCGGTCATCACCGAGGTCGCGGCAAGCGCACCCGACGAATCAGCCGTTGAGGGTATCCACGAAACCGAGCCACAAGTAGAGTTAATATCAGATCAAGAGACAACAAAGGACAACGACATGACCGACAAAAACGAAACACAAGTAGTTGAGGCAGCACAAGAAACCACCGAAAAATTGTGGGCACAGCCAAAACGCAAATTTAATTTGCCAACACCGGGCGAATACATGGCCGCAATGCACATTGGCGGCGAAACATTTCGCAATGTTGCAGCAGCAGCACAAGAATTTGCTAAAGCAAATCAAACAGCATTGCAAGCAGCGGCGGGCGATGTCACCACCGGCGATACATTAGGCCTCCTCCCCGTTCCAGTTTTAGCACCTGTTTTTGCTGACCTTAACTACAATCGACCAGTAGTTGCAGCGATCGGCGCTCGAGCAATGCCAGACGGCGGCAATAGCAAAACATTTATCCGACCAACTTGGACAACACACCCAAGCGTCGCAGCACAATCATCAGAACTAAGCGGCGCGTCGGCAACGACACCTGTGATCGCTTCAAACGTTGTTACAAAAACAACGCTTGCAGGTCAAGTCACTTTGTCGGTGCAAGACATCGACTTTACGTCGCCGGGTGCAATGCAAATCATTTTGCAAGACCTTGTTGGCCAGTATATGTTTGCCAGCGACAACGTTGCAGCCGACGCAATCGTTGCAGGTGTTGCAGCAAACCCGGGCACATGGACAGTTAACGCAACAGACCCGTCGTCGTTGATCAACGCGGTTTATCAGGCCGCATTTAAAATGTTAAACGCAACAAACTTTTTGCCTGATCACATTTTTGTTGCACCGGGCGTTTGGGAATTGTTGGGCGCACAGTTAGACGCAGACAAACGACCAGTATTCCCGTACACCGCAGTATCGGGTTTAATGGGCGTAAACGCAATGGGCGCAGCAAACGTAACCGTCGCAAACACATTTAACCCATTTGGTTTGAACCTTGTAGCCGACCGCAACTTTGCATCAGGCACAATGGTCGTAGCACGTGGCGCGGCTTGCGAGTTCTACGAACAAGTACGCGGAATTATGTCAGTCGAAGTACCGGGCACGTTGGGTCGCACATTCAGTTACTACGGTTACGTAGCAACGTTTATCGCTGACGCCGACATGGTGCAACGAATTATCGTCGCCTAGTCGTAAGCGGACAAACCGCTTATGGCGACCTATCTAACAGCCAGCAAACAGTTACTAGATAACTACGCCTGCATATCTACGCTCGAGCCAACCGACATACAGGTTGGCGACAGCGTAGTTGTCGGGTCGTTAGGCGCACCGTTTAACGGTACGTTCACCGTGTTGAAATGCCCACAGTACAAGTACACGGGCGTGGACAGCACGACGGGCGAATGGTTTTTTGACGAAACGATTGCTGTACCTAACCAGTTGTTGTTTGCTTGCACAGGCGACGACGTTGACTTTACGGCGATTTACACGGGCACAATTGCGTTTACACCAACTTGCACGTGGATAACGGCCGCAAACCTAGTCACCTATTTAGGTGTGTCAATTACTAACCCGTCAGATGATTACACGCTGATCACGCAGGCCGTGAGCGCTGGCAACCAGTTTTGCAGTCGCCGTCGAGCAGAAGCAGGCTACAACGACAACCTGACAACGTCGCCTAGCGGTGACGTAACGCTCGGCACTTTAATGTACAGCGCGGCGTTGTGGCGTTCGCGTGGCTCGCTTGAGAACGTGTTTGCGTCGTTTGACGGCATGGGTACAGCACCCCAACAATCGTTGACCCCGATCGTTAAACAGTTGTTAGGTATTGACCGACCAGCGGTTGCCTAATGCCCGCACCATACACCGATTTATTTAACGAGACGTTAGACGATCTCGCTACGACGCTTACCGCAATTACGTCGTTGCGTGTCGTAACCGACCCAACAAAACTTGTACCTAACGCCGTGTTTATTCAAGCGCCAAGTTTTACGACGATCGCTGGCAACGGCAACATTGTCCGCATGGACTACCCGATCAAAGTTGTTGGCAGCGGCCCAGCAGGGCTACCCGTGTTGCGCGAAATATTGCAAATCACCGCAACGGTTTTGGGGTCGGCAATAATCGTCATGTCAGGCAGACCCGGCACACTCGACATAGGCGGGCAAGAATACCCGTGCTACGACCTATCGGTAGGCGTACAAGCACAAACCGCGTAATGCACACAAACACACAGCCGTTATGGTAAAACTATTACAGACACTTAAGGAGTAATTACATGGCCAGCGCAACTTATTTATCAAACCCGGTATTGACGATCAACGGCGTTGATTTATCCGATATGTGTACGTCAGCGACCCTGACCTATTTGGTCGAGGCATTAGAGGACACCGCGTTCGGCACGAACTCACGCAGTTACACAGCGGGATTAGTTAACAACGAAGTGACATTAACTTTGTATGCAAGTTTTGCTGCAACGGAGACTTACGCAACTTT